CTAGTTCTTCGACTTGTCCACCTTGACCATTCTCTTTACCACACTCTAACTCACGCTTTTTTGCCTCGTACTTTTCGAGGTCAACTTCGTAACGCAAGTGCTTGTCTAAGTTCTTCATGAACTGTGTACCATTACCTTGAGATGGTTGCCACTTTGGTATAAATATTTCTGCCATAATAAATTGATGTGGAAAAGGGAGTGACCCACATTGTAGATCACTCCCCAAATCCTAATTGCAATTAAGCAAATTGACCTAAGTCAACGATACGTAATCCGATAACAATTTCTCCAGCAGTTGCGGATGCAATCGCTGCGTCTGTTACTTCCAAGATAATGGAAGTTGCGGTGTTTGTTCCACCAACGGGTTGTGACTGACCACCTGTGAATGCATCTCCTGTGTTGAACACAGGTGCGGACATACCGTCCACATCAAGAGCATCAATGAACTCGTCTGGATCACCAGCAGTTGTTCCCACATCAATGACGAGGGAAGTTGTACCAGCAAATGCAATACTTTCGTATACACCAGCTAACTCAACTGCTCCACCAGCAGGAATAGTAGCGATGGTCAACTGACCACCATTACCGATTGTTTGTAAGTCTTCGTAGGTAGCGGTGTATACATGTGTAAAACCTCTACCTGCTTCATTATTTGATAATTCTGACATATCTTAATCTCCTTATGTTAAGTATTATTAATTAAAATATCCGTGAGCTTTTGGAGACAAGCAAGCAAGTCCAGCTACTACGTCTACGAAACCTCTGCGACCGCCACCTTGATTCTCAAGCTCGGTAACAGACTCAGCTTTCAAGGACATCATGGATACATACTCAGGATCGATTAAGAGTCCTGCGTCTGCGTCTACTGTGTCACTGCCACTTGTTCTATTAATGAACAAAGATGGGACGATTGCCACATTCCCAAAATCTCCCTCATAAATATTGACTGATAAGGTTATTTTCTTGCTGTCAGCATCTTGATTGACAACATATGTTCCGTTGGTAGCTGCAAGCTGACGTGAGAAGTTACTGATCTCTTTCTTAAGGCTTGGGCCTGCAAGTAAGGTCAACTGTCCACCAGGCATTCCGTTAGCTTCGTAGAGTTCTTGAAGAACACTATTAAAGGTAGCTTCGGTCTGTGTACCTGTGGTGTCATTAGCAACATTCTGTGCAAAGGCAGGGATGTCGGAAGGTTGTCCACCAACTCCAAGCCATTTCAGCATACCACGTGTTTTGTAAGGCGCACCTGCTCCAGCGTCTGCTTGACGATCCTGTGCAGAACAGAATGCACTTTCAATTGAACGTTTTACGTTGCGAACTGCTTTAGACTCAGCATTTGCAAACTCAGATGCAACACCAGCAGTGTCCACCATCTCTTGCAAGTCTGATACCATAAAGGTATCTCTAAATTTTTGCACATATGATCCAAGGCGCGCCCGGTCAGCAGATTGATTTTTGAAAGCAGTAACATCTTCACCTTCTTCAACTCCACCAAACTCAGGTGAGTTAAGTTTATCAACTTGATATTCAAAGAATGTTCCGGTTGCTTTTCCCTTTTTAATCATGGAAACGAACGGTGTCGCTTCTGGTTCTAACACTGAAATAATTGAAGTTAAATCTTCACGATTTCCAGCAGTATTGTAAGTAGTGGCTTTAGCCATATCTATATCCTCCTTGTTGTTTTAAATTATTATTTTACGATTGCTCGCTTTAGTTTTATGTAATTTTGGTAGTCTGCTATATTGCCTGATTTCTCAAACTTGGCATGAGCCGCCTGTAGAGCTTTCTGATGTTTACTTCCCTCGGATCTTGGTTTACTCGCACCTGCTTCAGCACTTGCAACAGGAGCAGTTGGTTTCTTCAATTTCTTCGGTTGACTTGCACTTGCTTGGCGTGCCTGTATTGCCTTGTAACCTTCTACCATAAGTCCCAATGCAAAATTACTATTGGGTAGGTGATCGACTAGAGGTTTATACATTGGACTTTGCTTCACCTGCATAAACATCTTGTAGTCATCGCTTTCTCCATCACTTAGGAACTCGAAAGTTTGGACTGCTTGCTGGTCACTTGCTTGACGTTCCTTTATCCAGGCTTGTCGCGCAGGAGCATCTTTACGAAGTATCTTTTTTGCATTCGCTTTGATTCTCTTGAGATCAGACTTCGTATAAGTCTTGTCCCCATCCTTGACCACAAACTCATTACCAGCATCATCGTACTCAACTTCGTTTTCCATCCCTTCTTCAGCCCATTCAATGAGCGTATTAAGGTTTTCAACTTCCTTGCTAAGTGCGTTGATATCTGTGACATTATGCAGGGCATTATCCTTGAGGAAAGCAGGTGATTCAGCAGGCACGGGTGCTTGCTCAACTTGTTGCTGTAACTCTTGATTCTCAGCTAACAGTGCTTTCTTCTGTGCGGTTAGCTTTCCAAACCGCTTGATTGCAGAAGCATTTAACTGTTTAGCTAAGTTCTTAGCATCCTCCTCGGATAATGAATCCAAGTCTATTTTATATTTAGAAAGAACATCTGAAGGTTCTACGGGCGGTTCATCTGATTCCTCATCTGATTCATCCGACTCTTCAGCAGACTGTACCTCTGTTTCCTCCTCCTCCGTAGTTTCTTCAACGGACTTAGGTTCCTCATCGGCAGTTTCAGTTTCCTCGGCTTGGCGGCTTTTCATCAGATTTGATGCTAGTTCTGCCATTGTGAGGTTACCTTCACTTTGCGTTAAACTATCCACAGAATTTTCGGAGGACTCTGAGACAACCTCTTCAGTTAATGTTTCCATATAATTCAAGGCATGGTTAGCCTAGTGTAGCAAAATGTAGTCTATTGTAGCCACAAGGGCAATAAAAAAGCCCACCGTGGTTCCCCTAACACGGTGGGCTAATGGGGGGTCTCACACACACCAAAAGTTACAGCTTATAGAAATTGTCTAGTTCTTCATCGATTGCTTCAAGCTTCCCTGAAATATGAAAGTGTAAGTTTAAATTTTCAATGTTCGCTGGAGTCTGCAACGCACGAATGGTTTCTTCACGCATAGCTTCACGCAACTCAATATATCTTTTGAAGTTAGGATCGTTTTTAAGAACGGACAGCGCTCGGAATGCTTCGTCTTGATCGATCTCATGATTTGTTTTTCTTAGCTTCATTTAAAGTTTTCGTAAACTAGGGACAGTGTGAAAAATAAAGTGTCTATAATGATGTTTCGTTCGATGAAGAACATGACCAGCAATACGATCCAATAGACTTCTCTTTGCAGATGGGACACATTACTTGCGTTTCCTTGCTGTCTTAGCCGCTTTCTTAAACGCCTTGGCAGTTGGCGCGCCTTTTGTTCCAGGCTTTCTCATCTTCTCTTTGCTTCCACCTTTTATACGCTTTCTTTTAGCGTGTATGTTTTTGTATAGACTCATCTAACAATTCCATGCTTTGCGTGACCAATAGTTGGCACTAAGTTTTGTATTCTTTCCTTTGATACCACCTGATCTCGCACAGTAGCTCTTCTTGCGCGCAGGTTGGCTTTTCTTGATACTCAAGTTTGCGTCACCAAAGCGGATAGTCTTCTTCTTCCCACCCTCAGAAGCTAGGACTACAAACTTCTTTTTTCCATAACCTGGTTCACCTTTACGGATACGCCTTGGGCTATTTACTTTACTTGGTCTTCCGCTTGCCACACTTCTTCTTTTTCTTCTTAGGTGGTCTACCTACCTTAGTTCCGTATGTTCCTTTTCCCATCGGTGCCATAATTTTATCCTCCTGTTGGTGCTGCTCCTGTTTGCCCAAACTGCGTAGGGGCGGCCCCTAGTCTTCCAATCTGAGCGTTTTGTTTTTGTTGGATCTGCATGTTTCTTTGTTGCATATAATTCTGAATACGCTCCTGTAATGCCGGATCTTGTTGTACCTTTTGTGCTACATCTGGTTGCTGTAACCATTGCTGAAACACTTGAAGTTTCATCTCATGGGCATCATTTGGTTTAACATTGGGTGGTACGCCAGCATAGATTTCTGCAATGGTCTGTCTCTCTTCATCCATTGCTTTTGCCTGTGCAGTCTCCTTCGGAAGTAAAACACTTTCGGCTGCACCTGGCATGATCTGTCCAACTGCAATCTGAAGTAAACGCTCAGTATCAAGCGTTCCATTCTTATCAAGTTGCGCGCCAAGTGATGCTATTGCATTCACCCTTTCAAGCATTTGCTCAGGGTCTTGAGTGGCAGCATCAAACTGCATATAAAAGTCAAAACGATCATTAGGATTACCCTTGGAATACTTCTGCATATCCTGCATTCCTGTGACTCTAAAAAATTCCTGATCAGGACCATACTGTTGGTAAAGTGAATACACCTGATCAAGCACATGTTTGAGGTGGTGAAAGACTTTATCTATTACCTCCTGCTGTTTCATCTGTGCTTCCACAGGATTTACTCCAGGTGCATTTCTACCAAAGTATCTATCTGCTTGCTCCTGTATATATCTGCGAAGTTCTACATTGGATACGGAACCTCTAGGAGTGGATGCAAATCTTACCTCACCCGGTACTCGATAGGGTAACCTGACTCCAGGACCATAGCGACTTGGCGCGCGACCAAGCGGGTGTTCCAAAGGTGGTAGAGTTGCAAGTGATTGTGAATCAACCCCTGCATCTATTTCCACTTTCATTACCTGCTGCAAGCCTTCAATGAGTTCTGGGTATGATCTCGATGAGTAAAGTTTCTTACTTGTTTTTTCTAATGTAGTTACGACAAATGGATACTTGCCATGTGCATAATCAAGTAATTGATGTTTGGCATAAAGATCAGATATATTGGCATGGTAGATTGTGCAGTAGATGCCGGGGATATTATCCTCGTCCAATAGTCTTTGATAACAGTACACAATTCTAACAAGACTATCATCATCACTTCTAGTAAAATTATCATCATCTCGGAGTTGGTAGATATTTTCATCCACATCTTCTCCCTGTCCAGCCAACTCAATGGCTGCATCCACAAACTCTTCTGACCATTTTTCGGTACTAATCTTAGACCTTAATTGTTCAGGAGTCATCGAAACCACATGAAACATATAAGGAGCTTCCTGCGGATCGATTGCATAGCTAGGCCAAAACACATCCTCATCTGGGGCAAGGGCTTTGATCTTGGGTCTGCTTACCACTTGACGGGTAACAGGAACAGTAGTCTCACCATCCTTGCGCATCTCCTTGAGCATTCCCCTTGCTTTAGATTTACTGATATTAAACTGTCCTTTAAGAGCCTCGCTCAACTCCTCATCCATACTGCCATCCTGAATTGCTGTGGCGATCTGTGGCAGTGCTTGGGCAATCTCCTGTAAAGTAATGGTCTGCTGTTGTTTTAATTCCTTATTCTCATACCAGCAGTAATGAACCATCATGCCTTTCTCAAAGAAATGATTCAGTCCAAGTTCCACTTCAGGATAAAATTCATCCATCTTGGAATTAATTAACCATCGTAAAAAGTTACTTACCACATTTGCACGCTCCACATCATTTGATTCTGTGGGAGTGGCTACAATGTGCGCACGTCTTATGGCATTCATGCTCATTGCAATCCGGCAGGAAATCAATTCGTCGCAAAGTCTTACCTGCTGATCACTTGCACCTTCCCAGGGAAATACCTCACCTGTGGAATTTAATGAAGCATGTTTCTTAAAATCATCTGATTGCCCTGCCCAATGACAATGGCGGGTATCATAATCTCTTTGTCTGCGGTCCAACCATTCACCTAAATCGCTTTGTGTACGCTTGTACGCTTCAGCTAAGTAAGCAATGTCAGGCTCTTTTGAGACATATAGTAATTCAGGATCTGCGGCAGACTGCATATGCGTAGCATAATGTAGCTACTTGTAGCCATTAGAGCAAGATCAATATCCACCACCACCTGTTGCTTGGATGCTTCCGCTTGTCACATATTCAGGTCCACTGACCATGAAGTATCTAATACAGTCAACCATATCCTTCCAATGCTCCTGGCGGGAACTGCCTGTGTATTCAAGCATTGAACTTATAAAGTTCTCACATCTATCAGACACAAAGATTTTTGGTCTATTTAACTCTGTCATGGGTTCTGTGTCATCCCATGCCAAGGCATCATTGATCTTGGCAATGCCAGCCTCCACATCCACACCGGGAGCAGGTCGCATGACAAAGTCCAAGTTTGCCATTGTATTAATAATGTTACTCTCTCCCTCTTTCTCGCGCACTGTGGCTGCTCCCATTCGAGGGTCAACGATTCGTTCAAAGATATCCTCTCCCTGCTCAAGATCCAAGAAGTGATCGCGATACTGTGTGTATCCCCATCCTAATGGACGCTGTGCGGGACCAGGTTTACCCACACTCTTTCCCACTCCATTGACATGAGGTAATGCCCATGCCCCCATCGTACTGTCAGGGAACTCGCGGTACACGTATATACTACCATCCTCCAAGACTCCGATCCATGTGGCTACCCAAGGTTTACTACCACCTGGGTCACATATAAAATACCTAGTGCAAGGTACAGTAGCATCAGCAATGAAGGGGATTTTCTCATGGGAAATGACATTTGTGTCTCTTGAGAATTTAGGGAATCTCCCCTCCATTGCCTTGCTGGGGATACCGTATAAACGGGCGAGTTTTACCTCTTGTGTTTGTTTGCTATAGGTTCGGATCAGTTCGCTGTAATCAACAAAGGGACTCATCTCCGACCAAAAGTAATAAATTCTACAGTTAGGCCAATTTACAGATACCTGTTCAACGGGTAATTCGCGGCCCATCAGTTCACTGTATCTAGTCTCTACAGTCTCCGCACCTTTCAACAGACTATTAATTAATGGTGTCCAACCCTGCAATGTCGTGAAAGTCAACAGCACCCGTCCGTGGTAATCAACTGTCCTACCACCTACCAATGTATCGAAAATTTGTTCAGGTGCTTCTTCATCCATATGGATACAGTGTGCTGACCATCCCTCAAATATCTGCGGATCTGCCTGATACTGCCTATAGTTATTAAAGGATATTGTACTACCTCGTTCCGCACCTGGTGTGGTTGGTGGTAGGATTGCCTTGGCAGAGTTAAATCCATTCTTCTGTGTGTATTGCAGGGAATGACTCTCGCTCTTCTTCTTTGCCCGTTTATACCTCATAGGAAGCGCCTCCCACACGTATCTTTGGCTATCACTCACGCTGCGCTCTTCTGAAACATGCAAGGAACGAATCTCCGCTTCTGGTATTGTCTGTGCCAAGTGGACTAGCATACGGGATGCGAAGGTAGTCTTGCTCGAACGATTCCCTCCGAGACAAATGTGAATCTTATCATTCTTCCAATTATCCATCACCCTGCGCCACCCAGGAAGAGTCCAACCCCATTGGATTGGATCTTCCTTCTCACTGCCCGGTTGATCGAGCATTAAGCGACTAAGTGTCTCAGCACGCTCCTGTGGTAGTGCATCAATCTGTTCTTCTGTCAGCGCACAGGCAAGCTCGCCCTTCTCATACTTTAAATCATTTATCCAAGGAATACCAAAGTGGGCATCTACCTCATCTGCGTAAGTTATCTTAGGCATTAATGACAACCTTGCGGTTTTTATTATGGATCAGAAAATAAAACATCTTCTTGTATGAATTGAGTTCTTGTCTCCAATCCTTGATGTTTTGATTTTTCTCTATCGACTCAGTCTGCATACACTGCATTGATGCTATCTTTTTATCCAACAATGATGTGACTTTATCTAAGTCATTATGTGTTATTTTATCAGTAGTTTTCATAAGTGATTTTAGTCATTAAACCCCTCGATCCTTATTAAGTTTATTTAAATTTTCTGCGATCATTCGATTAGACATAGCTAACTCATCCAAGCCAGCGGCTATAAGTTTAGCGGCAATGATTATAGGTTCCTTTTCTAAATCATCTTGCTTGTATTTCGGACATACATCCATGTACCATTCTTGTGCTGTCTTTGTAGCCTGTTCCATTTGTGTTTTTGCATCTATCATAATTTAAACCTCCTTAGTTTATCCTGATCCAGCGCATAGCCGGGGCCATGTCCAAGATCTATTTCATTCTCTTCCTTGATTAAATCCTCTTTGTTTGCCCATCCTTTAAAGTCTAAAGTGTTCCCATTCACCACGCACAGAACATATATATCCACATCAGGATTTACTTTCTTCGTACTGAGCAATCTCGCTTTTCTGAGATCAGATGATTTGACGTCATAACGCTTTCCACTCTTCATCTTACCATCCGCAGAACCACTCCTTGGAGTTAGTCCTAAATCAGGGAAACAATTCATCTTCTTGGCAAATCCATACTCTGCCATAAAGCCCATCACATCTGCTTCACTACCATCCTGGTCACCCATCTTCGCATCACGCACCCCGTTACCACGGGCAATTAGACTACGCATCCTGCCTATCATTTGGCAGATTTGGACTTCATCTGGTTGTAGGGTTACAATCATCCTCTTGCCTGCATCTCCATACCTACGATGATCGACGTTTCGAGCGTGTCGCAGGGGATTTCCTTTTCACCAATTGACCAACCTTGCGTATCCTCTCCAATGTCTCTTGGCTTAATTGCAATGGTGGTGGACCCAGCTTTTTCAAGTCGCACCTCGGTAATTTTGCAACGGATAGTGGTATTGCTCGCCCATACTTTTTCCAAAAGATCGGATTCCATCCCGGTGGTACTTTCATTTAGCATAACTCGCCTTTACCTCCATTACCTCACTCCACAGATCACAACTTCTTTTCTTTAATTCAAAACTCTCAGTCTCAAGGTCTTTAATCTGTTGTTTAAATTTCTCATTCTCCCTCTTGAGATGTAAATTCTCCTCCGACAAGCGCCCCACCCATTGGGGCCAACTCTCCACTTTCTTGCCTGTTGGTGTGTAAACATTCATTCTGGTGTAAATTCTATGATATCCTCATCCAACCACTCCTCGATTGCTTCCACTGCACAGGCAGATAACTCTTCGACATCAAGATCCGATTCATCAAACCATCGATTAAGGTCGGACTTAATCTCCACCTTGAACTGTTGCTTGGCCTCACTTTTTTTTGCGCTCATTTTTAAATATCAATTCTGTTTTTGATTTGGGTCTTTTCCTCTGAATGTCCGTGCGTGTGGTGTTGGGTGGGCATCCAGGTTCCCTTGCCCCCTCCTTCCAGCGTAATTCGCAGTTAGAATAAAAATCATCAAAACCACGGTTTGCGTCCTCGGTAGATAATCCAATCGTGTTAAAGTATGATTTTCTCATCTATAGAAATAAGAACTGTACCTCACCTCCGAGTGTCGAGGTTGTACACGTAGGCAAGGGCTAACCACCTGAGATACAGTTCTAAAAGTCATTTGTTCATTTCCTTCCATAAAGTCTTCCATGCTAGTTCTGCTGTTTGGGGGACAACTCCATTCCCCAAGAGCCTAAGTCTGTCCACCCTGTGCTGAGTCCCATTAGTTGCTCCACCCATGAAGGATTGAGCTTCGCTTGTGCTTTCTTTGCTTCCGGGAACTCCTTCATGTGTGCCTGTGTTGGTAGCCCTACTGAGAACTTCTGCCCCGTCTTTCTCACATTCTCTCCCGTCCTTAGTATGTGGTTCTCCACATCCCTGTAATCTCGGCTTTTTGGAGTCAACCAAGACCCTTGGTTCTTCCCACTCGTATTGCTCTTCTCCTGGGCGGGCGGGCCAGCGTGTTGGTTCGCCCAATTCTTCGCTTCTTCCGCTAGTATCTTGCCCCCCGTTCCGGGCTTGCGACTGCCTGGGTTGCCTGCTCGTGGGGTTGGCCAATTCTGACTCGCTTGAGTTGCAAGACCTTGACTGTGCCTCTTGTCCTTGTTCGGACTGTTGTCCACGTAAATCCCATCGTTCATCGCTACAGGTGTTGCCCAATTCATCTGATTCAAGTCTCTCCCCAAGCACTTCTGATTGCTCTCCTTCGCAGTTCTCGCTCCCTCGATGTGGTCGCTTGCTTGTGGGGTTGCCCAATTGTCCATTCCGTACTTGATGAAGTTTGGCAGTTGATTCAGATGTCCCTTGAATCCCTTTGACTTGTAAAGTACATGCTCCTCTGAGTTCGTCCCCTTGTAATTCCTCGCAGCTGGCGTTGGGTAGTTTCGCAAGGATGAACACTCGCTTCCTTTGGTGTGGCGCGCCAACTTCTTCCGCACTAAATATACCCCACGCGCATCTATAACCTTCTTCTTCCAAATCGGACAGGACTCGCCATAGCCCCATCGTGGTGTGTCCTGCGACATTTTCGAAAAAGCACCAAACAGGTCTAATTGCCCTGACGTGCTTGAGGATGTATGGCCATAAGTGTCTTGGGTCTTTTTCTCCTTGTCGCTTTCCTGCGCTACTGAATGGTTGGCATGGATATCCTCCAATGAGTCCGTGTACTTTTCCACGAAACTCTCGTGCAGGGAAGGTTTTAAGATCCGTCCAGATAGGTGCGTTATCCATCCTCCCTTCTTCAATCTTCGCAACCAAGTTTGCTTGGACGAAGGCTTCGATCTCCACATTGCAGACTGTTCTAACATCCACGCCTGCTCGTCTAATGCCAAGTTCAAGCCCTCCGTATCCGGTACAAAAGCTGATAATGTTTTGGGTACTATCCACACAGTCTTCCCTTCCTGTCATACTCTCCGACCAAGCAATACATATCTCCGTCCTCCTGCTTGACCTTCACAACACTCCCCAATCCAAACTCTCCAGGCTTTGCACGGAACTTGCCATGACTACCATCACTAAACTCTATAAATCTAAGATATGGATTCTTGGGTAACAGATATACCTTTGCACTCACAATACCATCCATACTCTGGGCAATCATACCCGCCTTGATCACTGCCCTCTCCTGCTGGGCAGTCTCAATCATCTTATCCACTTCCCCCAACTCCTGCTCAACCACCAACTCACTCTCCAACTCCTCCAATTTAGCAACCATCTTCTTACTAAACCTCTTCATACTAAATGCCATCCTCGCGGTACTCGCCTTCACCCCAAGCATCTTACCAAATGCACTCTTACTTATCCCATGTGCCTCCAATATCTTTCCCGCCCTTTCCGTGTCCATGTGTAGTCTATTGTAGTTTATGAATTGACCTGTCAATACTTTTGTGCAAAAAAATAACTCATGGGTAACAAAGCCACTGTAAAAGCTCTACGCAAAGACCTTAAAAACGATATCATCGATTCAGCTGCCAAGATCGCTATGAAAAAATCAAATGCCACCGAGGAAACAAGAAAACTTCAGGCCAAGGCAAATGATCCAACACGTAAGCAAAAAAATATACAGGACTACACCAGGCACTTCCTACGCTACCGTCTAGAAATGTCAGAGCAGGAATATCTAAATGCAGTGTCCAATAAACTATCTGCCATTGTCGGAGATAATCTAAACCTTATCCATGAAAAGCTAGATCAAATACCTCCACAGAACCTAGCCTACACTCTTTCCGTTCTATTCGACAAACTCATGACCATAAACGGTAGACCCACAAACATAACAGCTTCTGCCAATGTTAAACTAGGTTCCTCCGATATGACCCCAGATAAAGTACGATCCATCCTAAAAGGAGCAAAGAAAGCTACCCAAGCTCTACCCAAAGAAGCTTCGAGTGAAAAAGTCATCGAAGTAACCGATGAAGCGTAAAGGTAACCTCTACGAACAAATATTCTTCACGGAAGCACTATCCCGTAACCTCGAAGTCTTCACCCCACTAGGTGACTACCTACCACAGGACTGCCTAGTCATGAATCAGGCAGGTAAAGTATTCAAAGTACAAATCAAAGGGACTAAGGATAAATCAAAGGACTCCAACCGTGCGGGATTTGGTCGCTATATGATCACAACCTCTTCTGGTACTTCTAAGAAAATATATCTCGATTGCACTAAGATCGATGTACTTGCCGCCTATATCGAGGATATTACCTCCTGGTACATCATTCCATGCCTAGAGGTAAACCAATCACTCCGCATATCACTCTATGGACACAATCCTAACTCCAAGGCAAAACATGAAAAGTACAAGGAAGCGTGGGATCTGTTTAAAAAAACATAAACACACCGTACGGGATTCTGTACACTAACAATTGCTAGGAATACAAACACCAGAATAACAAACTCTGGGGATCAGCGGGGGAAAACGCAGAGGGAAAAAATTATGCGGGGTGGTTATGATAATATAGAATTAGCGCGGACGAGCGGTGGACCCCCTCCCCCCCCCTTGATTTGCTTTACAGGTGTAATGCAAAAGATTTAGCATGTGACTTCAAGTCAACTGCTTTGATTTACTGCTGATTACCAACGATTTATGCAAATGAATGCCAGAGTTTGGCGGTCAAGTGCTAGGTTTTAAGCGGTTTTGTGGTATCAAACGCAAGGCTTTTCGCTTGGTTCGCATGACTGCTTAATGCAAGTAACTTGCAATAGTGATTTTATGCTATCGGGTGCAGAAATG